TGGACAAGCTGAGGGGACCAGCCCTCGATCTCACGCGACAGAACCTGATCGGCCTGGGCAATCGCGTTGGCGCTGCTGCGCTCGCTGATCTGCCGGGTTTCGGTCTCGGTCTTCGCGATGGCGCCTTCGAGTTCCGCTTTCGCGTCCCTGTATTGCTGCCAGGAGGCCATGGCCGCAGCCGTGGCGTCCGCACCGTACTGCGCCGAATAGTTCGACCAGTCGGTGCCGGAGAACTGCTGAAGCTGCTGCTCCACCGTTCTCAGGTTCACCCGGTGTTCGAGGGTCGCCTGCTCCAGTTCGGCCCGTTGGTTCAGCGCGTGGACGTGCTGCTCAACGTGCCGCCGTTGCTCGGCGAGTTCCTGCGTCTTCCGGGTGTAATCGGCCTGCATCAGCAGACCGGGCTTCAGCGCCTTGGGAATGCGGTACTTGGTACCGTCCCAATCCACTTCCTCGGTATCGTCCTCCGGTTGGCCCTCGTCTTCCGGGGCTCCATCGGTTTCCGCCTCTGAGGTGTCGCCGCTGTAGGACGTCGCCTCGACTTCCGGAGCGTCGAGGACAGCATCGTCCTCAACGTCGACCGGATTGGTCGCGTCGTTTTCCATTTTGAGTAGGTTCCATCTAAGGGAAGGCGCGTCTCACGACGGGCCGGGGGTCTGTCAGCCGTCCGTGTAGAGGCCGGCGGGCAGTCTGGTTTCGCGGGTCGTCGCGCTGATCCTCTTGGTCTCAGCCTCAAACGCCGCGATATCGAGTTTCCGGGCTTCCAGGCTCTTGTCAGCCTCGAGCGCCTGGTATTTCTGTTGCATCTGTTGCAGGGCGCCCTGGTACTGCTGCACCGCCTGCATGGCCCGCGGATCAGGCCCAGCCTGTCCCTCGCCCTCAGACGCCTGGCCCATCGCCTTTGCCAGCCGCTCGGCAATCTCGTCGGCACCCGGCCAGTCCAGGTTCTTGACGAGCAGGTCACCAATGACCGGAGCCGCATCCGGATAAGCCCGGATCAGCTCGATCATCTGCGATGCCGCTTCCTGACGCAGCGAGGCGTAGGACGGGCCAGCCGACACAGTGAGGTCATACCGGCCCACGGTGAGGTCGTAGATCTTGGTGACTTCCTCGATCTCGCCGGTCTGCGGGTTCTCTTGCTGTTCCCGCACCGGCTGGTTCACCGACTTCATGTCGGGCTCGCCGTCCAGGCCAACAATCCGCACCACTTGCGGAACCGAATAGACCTGGGGGATCAGGTCGATCATGATCCGGCCCGCGTGACGGATGGCGCGGCTGAGGTTGTCCACAAAGTGGAAGGTCGCGTTATCGCCTTCCATCTGCCGGGCGATGATGGCCTTGCCAGAGGTCTCGTTCGACCGCGCACCGAGGCTGGCGTCATAGATGCCCATGACGGTCTTGATGTCGTCGGAGGCGTTCAGCGCCTCTTGCAGGGCGCCTGAAGGCACACCCGAGAACGGTTGCCGCTGCGGGGCTTCCGGGCCGTCGTATTCGAGGAAGGCGTGGGCCTGCGTGTTGGCCGTCGCCCACTTCTGGAAGTCGGTCTCAAACGCACCCTTGCGACCGATGAACGGGGCCTTTGGAGCCAGCGCCACCAGTTCGGTCGAGGTGGTCCGCCAGTAGTTGAACATCCTCTGGGCGTCTTTGGCCCCACGGATCAGGCTGCGGAAGTGACGCTTGCCCTTGAAGTTGACCTCAGCGCCGTAGACCGGAACGATGGGGATATACTTCCCCGCCCACTCGACAGTCTCCAGCACCTCCGCCCCGCTCATGATACGCTGACGGACCTTGTGGCTGTCCACGTCGCGCTGTCCCTTGACCTCCAAGCCGAGGGCGTCGAACGTCTCGCGGTTCTTCTGGTAGTCGTCGGCTTCGATAACCGTGCCGTCGGACAGGAGGAGGATGGTCCGCTTGCTCTTCTCGCGGGTCCAGTACTCGGCAATCTGGACGAAGTCGCCGTCCAGCCAGGGGCTTGCCATGCCCTGCCAGGCCTCGCCCTTCCAATCGGTCTGCTTTGCGCCGGGGTAGGCCTTCTCAAAGGCGCTTTTCGTCATGTTGTCGGTGACGAAGCAATAGTTCCAGTCCGCGCTGTCCGCACCGTCGGCGTAGCAATCTGGATACACGCTGAGAGGGTTGGAAACCCGCTCAATCACGATGTCCTGTTGGAAGGTGTCGTCGGACGCATATTTCGTGTTGATGCGGAAATAGCCGAAGCCGCCGAACACCGCATGCTCTAGCGCCGTGTCGTAGGCGACCTCGGCGTTGGACGACTGCTCGATGTTGCGGATGACGCCGTTGAGGATCTCGGCCGTCTCGGGGTCGGCCTGGTCGTCCACCGGCAGAACCTTGATGCCCGGCTTGTTGCGGCGGGCGTCGTTCACCACTTGCCGGCCCATGCTCACCAGCTTGTTGATGGTCAGGCAGGGGCGTCCGTCGATCTCCCGATCCCGGCGGATTTTCTCCGGCCACTGGTTTTCCAGCAGGGCGAAGTCGATGTCGTCCTCAAAGGCCTTGCGGTTGTGGTCGTCGTGTTCGGCGCTCTTGTCGAAAGCCTCCAGGGCGTCCTTGACAACGTCGTCGGGCTTGGCGGACTTGGCGTCGTAGTCGCTCATGACATCCAGCCTCCCTGCACGCTCACCGACTGTCGCTCGCGGCGAGCGACGGACGGTTCTTCATAGGCAATCATCAGGTAGCGAAGGGCGTCAGCCGCATGACTGGTCCAGTCATGCAGCGGGCCAAAGCTGACCTTGCGCTTCGGATCCACCTTCTCGCGATACTCACGGATGGCCCGAAGGCCGATCTCGCAGCGGGTCTGGTCGATCCACGTTCGCGGCAGCATCCGCCGCACCGTTTCAATTCCGTCTTCAACGCCGATCCGCGCCGTCACCCGCGTGCGGAAGCCCATGCCTTCCAGCATCTCGACGCGGCTCTTGCCGGTTCCCAGTTCGCGGGCCTGGGCGTCGTGCGGCAGGATCAGCGGGGCGTAGAGGTAGGGCCGTTCACGCAGCGCCCGCGCATACCAGTCGAGGGCAACCCCGTTGTTCTCAATGTAGTCGATCAGCCTGATCTCGCGCCCGGCGAACTGGGCCAGCCAGATGGCCGTGCTATCCCCGATCCCGAGGTCCCAGGCCGCATGAACCTCAAGGGCCGGGTCATGCGGGACGTTGCAAATCCGCTTCGGCGTCGCCGTCTCGGCATCGCTCAGCAGGCGGGCGTAATAGGCGCCCTCAACCGCCGCGTCGAACGAGCATTCAAACTCCCGGAGGAACTCGTCCTCCGACATTTCCGACCGCAGCGCCGCCAGCTCACCGTCAGGGATCAGGCGGGTCTCACTGGCCCGCAGGATGGACAGATACCAGTCCGGGTTGTCCTTTGCCCGCTCAACCATGTCAAAGAAGCCGTTACGGCCCTTCGGCGTGCCGATGAAGGTCGCCCTTCCCTGCCGGTCGGCCAGCGCGGGGCGGATGACCTCAGACCAGGCGCGGGGGTCCATGTCCCCGACCTCGTCCATGACCACATCGTCAAGGTAGATCCCGCGCATCCGGTCGTAGTTGTCCGCGCCGTAAAGCCGGACCCGGTTGCCGTTCGGAAAGTCCACCCGAAGTTCGGCCTCGTTCGGCACCGTCCCCGGCACCTTCAAGGCGTAGGACTTCAGATAGGTCCAGGCGACGTCCTTGGCCTGCGCGTAGAACGGCGCGACGTAGGCGAAGCGGCCATTGGACTGGGCCTTGAACGCCAAGGCGCCATCAACCTGGTCCATGATAGCCGCGACGGTCTTTCCCGCCCTACGGTGCGCGACGATGGCCGCAAACCGGGCCTTGCGCTTGTGGTAGTCCACGAACGGCGCCCGAGGCTTGTAGCCAAGGCTAATCTCCACGCGGAACGCCGGTGTTCACGTTGATGACCGTGGTCTTCATCTCGCCGTTCACATCGGCGTTGATGGTGGTCGGCAGAACCTTCCCGATCAGCGTCATGAACGCCGTGGGGTTCTCGATGGACTGCCGGCGAAGGTAGTCCTGTCCGCCTGCATCATCCAGCGCACCCAGGATCATGTCCTTCAGCGCCTTGGTCGCCTTGTTCGGGACGCCCTTCACGCGACCCTTGCCACGGTTTCCCGCAGACGGGCCTACTTTGCGGGTTTCGTCGGTCATGGCGCCTCACTCACCAGACCTTGCGGCTTCCTGGCGTCGATGCGGATGGGATCGGCCCGCGACTATCGCTTACGGGTCAGGGTTGAT